ATCTGGATGCACAGATTGCCGGGTTGGACAGCGCCATTGGCGACACGCGCGAGGTCTCGGCGGCGTTTCGCGCCGAGCTGGGCGACATGCGCGATACCATGCGCGGCGCGCAGGCGCAGGTCGAGGGGCTGTCGCGCAGCCTGGGACGCGGGCTGAGGCGCGCCTTTGACGGGCTGGTTTTCGATGGCGCACGCCTGTCGGATTCGCTGCGGATGGTGGGGCGCAGCATGGCCAATGCCGCCTATGGGCAGGCCATGCGGCCGGTGCAGAACGCGCTGGGCGGTGCCATTGCCGGGATGATGGGCAAGATCCTGCCCTTTGCCGATGGCGGCGCCTTTTCGCAGGGCCATGTCCTGCCCTTTGCCCGCGGCGGTGTGGTCAGCGGGGCGACGCCCTTTGCCATGCGCGGCGGGCTGGGGGTGATGGGCGAGGCCGGCCCCGAGGCGATCATGCCGCTGAGCCGCGGCCCCGATGGCCGCCTTGGGGTGCGCGCCGAAGGCGGCGGGCGGCCGGTGCAGGTGGTGATCAATGTCTCGACCCCCGATGTCGAGGGGTTCCGGCGCTCGCGCAGCCAGATTGCGGCGGAAATGGCGCGTGCGATCGAGCGCGGGGCGCGCAACAGATAGTGCAGTTTGCACATGACCGGATTCATCCCGACGCGCAACCGAAGGGCAGGCGTTCGCCCGGGTGGGCGCGAATGCGCCCGCCATGGGGGCGGGCGGGCGCATGCCCGGGACGCAAGCGCCCCGGGCGAGGCCGATGCGATCAAGCGCGACACGCCCCAAAGGCGGGTGTGGGGCTGCCATTGTGCCGGTTTTCACGACGCACATCACGATTTTAGGACAACAGGAAACAGCCATGAATTTTCACGAGGTAAGGTTTCCCGCCAGCCTGAGCTTTGGCTCGGCCGGCGGGCCCGAGCGGCGCACCGAGATCGTGACGCTGGCCAACGGGCATGAGGAACGCAACAGCCCCTGGGCGGGCTCGCGCCGGCGCTATGATGCGGGGGTGGGGATGCGCTCGCTGGACGATATCGAAACGCTGGTCGCGTTTTTCGAGGCGCGCCACGGGCAATTATTCGGCTTTCGCTGGAAGGACTGGACCGACTTCAAGTCATGCGCGCCCTCGGGCCGCCCGGCATTCGACGATCAGGTGATCGGCACGGGCGATGGCACGCGCGCCATTTTCCAGCTGTGCAAGACATATGGCTCGGGCACGCATGAATATTGCCGCGAGATCACCAAGCCCGTCGCGGGCACGGTGCTGCTGGGCGTTGCGGGCGATGCGCTGGTCGAGGGGGTGCATTTCGAGGTCGATCACACGACCGGGCAGGTGACGCTGAACGACGCACCGGCCGATGGGGCGGTGGTCACGGCGGGGTTCGAATTCGACGTGCCGGTGCGGTTTGACACCGCGCGGCTGGAACTGTCGATGCGCAGCTTTTCGGCCGGCGAAATCCCCCATGTTCCGGTGGTGGAGGTGCGGATCTGATGCGCAGGATCGGGGATGCGTTGAAGGCCCATCTGGCAAGTGGGGCGACGACACTGGCGCGCTGCTGGAAGCTGACGCGCGCGGATGGGCGCGTGATGGGCTTTACCGATCACGACCGCGACCTGCGCTTTGACGGGGTTGTCTTTCGGGCGGGCTCGGGTCTGGATGCGGGGGCGCTGCAACAGGGCAACGGGCTGGCGGTGGATAACGGGCAGGCGGTCGGGGCACTGTCGGATGGTGCGATCAGCGGGGCCGATATTCGTGCGGGCCGCTATGATCGCGCCGAGATCGAGCTGTGGCTGGTGAACTGGCGCGACGTGGCGCAGCGCGCGTTGTGGTTTCGCGGCATGATCGGCGAGATCCGCCAGCGCGACGGGGTTTTCGAGGCCGAGATCCGAGGGCTGGCCGAGTTGTTGAACCAGGCGCAGGGGCGTGCGTTTCACCGCAAATGCGCGGCGGTGCTGGGGGATGCGTCCTGCAAGGTGGATCTGTCGGCGCCGGGATACAGTGCCGAGGTGACGGCGGGCGAGGTCGCGGGCGGGGTGTTCCTGCTGGACGGGCTGTCGGGCTTTGACGCGGGCTGGTTTGCCGGCGGGGTGCTTGAGGTTCTGAGCGGCGCGGGCGCGGGGTTGCGCGGGGTGATCCGGCTTGACGGGTTTCACGCGGGCCGGCGCCGGGTCGAGCTGTGGGAGGCGCTGGCGATTTCGCCTGCGCCGGGCGACCGGCTGCGCCTGCTGGCAGGCTGTGACAAGCGGGGCGAGACCTGCCGGTTGAAATTCCACAATTTCCTCAATTTCCGCGGCTTTCCCCATATTCCGGGCGATGACTGGCAACTGACCGCGCCACCGCGCGCGGGGCGCAATGATGGCGGGAGCCTGTTTCGATGAGCGCGGTGGTTGACGAGGCCCGGCGCTGGCTGGGCACGCCCTATCTGCATCAGGCCTCGACATGCGGGGTCGGGGCCGATTGTCTGGGGCTGATCTGCGGCGTGTGGCGGGCGCTGCTGGGCGCGCTGCCGCAGGAATTGCCTGCCTATAGCCGCGACTGGGGCGAGCCGGAGGGGCGCGAGCTGCTGTGGCAGGCGGCGCGCCGGCATCTGCTGGAAATGCCGCTGGATCAGGTCGTGGCGGGTGATGTGATCCTGTTCAGGATGCGCGAGGGCGCGATTGCCAAGCATCTGGGGATTCAGTCGGAAACAGGCCGGCAGCCCCGTTTCATCCACGCATATGAGCGCCACGGGGTGGTCGAAAGCCCGCTGAGCGCGCCCTGGGCGCGACGGGTGGTGGGGCGATTTCGCTTTCCGCCGGGGTAGAGGGGGTGGAACCTTGTGCGTGACGATGCCCAAGAGTTGCAAGCCGCAGCAGATTTTTCACGGAGGAATGAATGGCCACATTGGTTCTGTCGGCGGTGGGGGCCTCGGTCGGGTCTGCCATCGGGGGCTCGGTTCTGGGACTGGGCTCGGCGGTGGTGGGGCGAGCGGTCGGGGCGACGCTGGGCCGCGTGATCGACCAGCGTCTGCTGGGCAGCGGCGCGGATGCGGTGCCCACGGGGCGGATCGAGCGCATCCATCTGAATGGCGCCAGCGAGGGGGGTGCGGTCGGCACCAGCTATGGGCGCATCCGTGTGGGCGGGCAGGTCATCTGGGCCTCGCGATTCAATGAGCGGGTGGTGACGGCGGGTGGGTCGGGCAAAGGCACGGCGCGCACGGTGTCCAGCCATTACGCCTATTCCGTCAGCCTGGCGATCGCGCTGGGCGAGGGGGTGGTCGATCGCGTCGGGCGAATCTGGGCCGATGGGGTGGAGATCGCCCGCGACAGCCTGAACTGGCGTCTTTACCCCGGTGACGAAGCACAGTTGCCCGACCCCAAGATCGAGGCGGTTGAGGGCGCAGGCCAGGCGCCGGCCTATCGCGGCACCGCCTATGTGGTGATCGAGGATCTGGATCTGGGGCCGTTCGGCAACCGGGTGCCGCAGTTCAGTTTCGAGGTGCTGCGCCGCGCGCGGCCCGATGGCGTGACCTCGGACCCGGCCGAGTTGATCCGCGGGGTCGCGCTGATCCCCGGCACCGGCGAATATGCGCTGGCCACGACGCCCGTGCATTTCAATGATGGCCCCGGCGCAAACCGCGCGGTCAACCTGCATGTGCCCGGCGGGCAAAGCGATTTTTCGGCATCTCTGAACGATTTGCGCCAAGAGGCGCCAAAGGTGGGTTCGGTGTCGCTGGTGGTGTCGTGGTTCGGGGATGATCTGCGCTGTGGCAGCTGCCGCGTGCTGCCCAAGGTCGAGCAGAACGCGCAGGACGCCGCCAACATGGCGTGGGAGGTTTCGGGCACGGCGCGCGCGCAGGCCGAGGTCGTCAGCCGCGATGCGGATGGGCGGCCCGTCTTTGGGGGCACGCCTGCGGATGCCTCGGTGATCGAGGCGATCCGGGCCATTCGCGCCGGTGGGCAGGAGGTGATGTTCTATCCGTTCCTGTTGATGGATATACAAAAGGGCAATGGCCTGACTGACCCCTGGAGCGCGGCGGCCGATCAGCCGGCGATACCCTGGCGCGGGCGGATCACGCTTTCGGTGGCGCCGGGGCGGGATGGTTCGCCCGACGGGACAGCGGCGGCGGATATCGAGGTGTCGGCGTTTTTCGGCCAGGCGGCACCGGGTGATTTCGTCCCGGGCGGGACGGGCGTTGCCTATACCGGGCCGGCCGAGTGGTCGTATCGGCGGATGATCCTGCATTATGCGCATCTGTGCGCGCTGGCGGGCGGGGTGGATGCGTTTTGCATCGGATCCGAATTGCGGGGGCTGACGCGGATTCGCGGCGCCGGCGGTTTTGCGGTGGTGGACGCGCTGAGGGCGCTGGCGGCGGATGTGCGCGCGATTCTGGGGCCCGATGTCAGGATCGGTTACGCGGCGGACTGGTCGGAATATTTCGGCTATCGGCCCGAGGATGGGTCGGGGGACGTGTATTTCAACCTCGATTCCTTGTGGGCGGATCAAAACATCGATTTCATCGGTATCGACAATTACATGCCGCTGGCCGACTGGCGCGATGGCGAGGACCACCTGGATGCGGAGGTGGCGGAGTCGATCTATGACCTCGACTATCTCAAGGGCAATGTCGCGGGTGGCGAAGGGTTTGACTGGTATTATGCCAGCGATCAGGCACGCGAGTTCCAGATCCGCACTCCGATCCGCGACAGCGCCCATGGCGAGGACTGGATTTTTCGCGTCAAGGATCTGCGTAGCTGGTGGGCGCATGAGCATCACGAACGTATCGGTGGCGTGCGGCAGGCCAGCCCCACGCCCTGGGTGCCGGAAAGCAAGCCGATCTGGTTTACCGAGCTGGGATGCGCCGCGATCGACAAGGGGGCGAACCAGCCCAACGCGTTCTGGGATGCGAAATCATCGGAATCGCAGCTGCCCTATTTTTCGGATGGCTCGCGCGACGATTACATGCAGGCGCAATATCTGCGCGCGATGTACGGCTATTGGTTTGATGCGGCAAACAATCCGGTGTCGACGGTCTATGGCGCGCCGATGGTGGATATGGATCACGGCCATGTCTGGTGCTGGGATGCGCGGCCCTGGCCGGCCTTTCCGGGGCGCGCGGATGTCTGGTCGGATGGGCAGAATTATGCGCGCGGGCATTGGCTGAACGGGCGTCTGGGGGCGCAGGCGCTGGCCGATGTGGTGGCCGAGATCTGCATGCAGGCGGGTGTGCGTGCGCTTGATGTCAGCGGCCTGCACGGGGTGGTGCGGGGCTATCGGCGGGCGGGCCTCGACAGCGCGCGGGCGGCGTTGCAGCCCTTGATGCTGGCCCATGGGCTGGATGCGGTCGAGGATGGTGGGGCGATGCGTTTTGCCAACCGCTCGGGGCGCGCGCGCCATGTGCTGGATGCGGCGCGGCTGGTCTGGCAGGGCAATGCTTCCC